GGCTGCATAATGGCTAAGGTACTCATTGGCTGCGAGCAGTCTGGCGTAGTCCGCGATGCGTTTTTGCGTCGCGGGCACGACGCCTGGTCATGCGATATTCTGCCGGCCGCGTCGCCGACCAACCGGCACATCCAGGCCGACATTCGCGACGTGCTTGGCATGGACGATTGGGACATGCTGTTCGTCGCCCACCCGCCATGCACCCGGCTCTGCAATTCCGGCGTCACCTGGTTGCACAATCCGCCGCCCGGTAAAACCAAAGAGCAGATGTGGGCCGAGCTCGACGAGGGCTGCGCCCTGTTCTCGGATTTGTGGAACGCGGACATTCCGCGCGTCGCTGTCGAAAACCCGGTCATGCATAAATACGCCAAAGAGCGCATCGTCAACTTCGAACCGATGGCGCAATCATTTCAGCCCTGGCAGTTCGGCACCGACCCGGACAGTTGGGACAATAACAAAAAGCGCACCTGCCTATGGCTGCGCAACCTGCCCAAGCTGGAGCCGACCGGCACGCTTGACGGCACCACCGCGCGGCAAGACATACACCACGCCTCGCCAGGGCCTGACCGCTGGAAACTGCGCTCGCGCTTTTTCGAGGGTGTCGCTAACGCGATGGCCGACCAGTGGGGGGCGCTGATATGAGCCCGGCCCTGCAACTCGCCTATGACCTCCGGCATCAGCTTGATGTGATGCCGGGGGCTCAATCCAAATTCGTCGACGAGGCCAAGACAGAAATGTCAGCCCGTGACCGCATTGTTGAAATCATAAAACACCTGGAGAAGGAGCAAAGCCAATGAGCATTGACGACAAAAACAAGCCACCAATTGATGAAGCCAACGACGTTGTGTTCGAGATGATTGACGGCGTCGTGCATATCATCGACCTCGAAAAACACGGCAGCGTCGCCGACTATAAGCGGCGCCGCATCGACCCGCCGCACGGCCTAACCGACGAAGAGGAGTGGGACGCTTATGGATAATACCGCAACACTATTCGACGAGGGCTGGCGCGAGCGCGCGTCGGTATTCGCCAACGACTTGCCTGTCTATTTGTGGCGCTTTCTTACGCGCCAAAAATATGTCGCAAGCACTCTGCTCTTTGGCAGCGTCATCGACGGCTGGCAGCACTTTGAAATCCGCGCCGAAACGCGCCGCGACCTCGACGAGGCTGTCGACCGGTGGTGCGAAAAGCACGGCAACAAAAATGGGCGGGTTGACCGGCCGCGCCTTATCAAAGGCCGCTGGGTTTGCCGCACTAAATGCGAAACCGATAAAGGAGAATTTTATGAATATCGCAGCTAGAACACGCTCCAGCTATTCGCTGGACGACTTCCGACCTGGCGACGTTATCGCATTGTCGACACTTGCGCTGGGTGATGAAAAGCTTGACGGCATAATGTATGCGCGCGTGACTTGCGTCTCACATGACACCGGCAAGCTGTTTTTGCGCAATGACACCTACAAGCGCGACTTTACCGCGCCGGTGCAATTCGTCAGCCATAAAATGTTTTTTGACGGGTAGGGTGTTGAGATAATCACAAAATAAACACGGCTGCTTAAACTCTCCCTCTTTGACAAGAACGCAGTCGTGGGCGCCACCCTTCGGGGTGGCGCTTTTTTATGCGTCGCCAAACACGCCGTCATCAGTCACGCGCACGCTGCGCACAACGCCCATATAATCGTCAGGCGACAGGCCGGCATTTGACGCACAAATCGCCGAACCCAACAGCATCAGCACCATGAGCTCGTCCCACGTCACGCCGCCATCAATCTGGTCAGCCAAAAATTCGTTCATGCCGTCAAAGGCTGGGTCATTCGCTCCATCTATATCCATCGCGGCACCTTGCTTTCTACCTTGCCCGACCAGCCGCCAGCGCCCGTGCCACTAAATACCGCGCCGGCCGACGCAAATGTCAGCGCCAGCGCATCCGCCCGGTCAGGCGACTTCACGCCCCGGCGGCGCATCTTTTCTTTGCTCTCCAGCCGTATCTTGCCGGCACTGTTAAAGTCATATTGCGGTGCGATTAGCTCCGCATACAATTGCTCATCCTGCGGCATCCGGCAGTCGCGGCGCATGAGCCAGTCGCGTATGGCAAACCACAATTCAGCGCGCAAATTTAAATAGGTGCCCTTAACCGACGCCGCCTCGGCAACATTTACGCCAACCACCGGCACCTCGCCGAGCTCGCGCAGCCGGTCATATACGCCAGCCCCCAGTCCGATGACGTCAATGCAGACCTCATCTGGGCGGCTCATAGCCGAACACGCATCATACTCAACCTGGATTGCGCCGCACAATTCCATCAAATCCATGTCGCCAAACGTCTTAACCTCAAGCACCGTATTGCCTTGGCGTTTTGCCAGCGCCGACTTGTCCGAACCCTGACGCGCCACATCCAAGCCCCAAATAATCGGCTCACTGGCGGCAAGCGCCACGTCTCGGCTCATTGCGCTGCGCACAAGCTCCGGCGTAATAACAGTCGCGTCATCAGTTCGCGGAAACTGCCCCATGACCTCAACGCGCACCGTCGCGCTGTCGACGCCATACTGCTCAATCATGTTCTCAAATACCGCCTTGTCAGTGCCCTCAACATCGCGGCTGTCTATTTGCCGGGTGTTCCAAAACGCGGCAGCCGAGTGGAAGCTCTCAAAAAATGGCCCAGAATTGCGGCGCGGGTTAGAAAATGAAAACCAGAAGCGGTTTTTGGTCGGCTCGGTAAAGAAGCCCTCAGACACCGTGTAAATCGCGTCTGGAATACCGCTCGCCTCATCCATAATCAACTGCACGCCAGCAGTTGAGTGGATGCCGGCAAATGCGTCTGGGTTTTCCTCGCTCCACAGTTGCGACTGCGCGTAATAATAGCCGCAGTCTATGTTCAAATCGCGCTCAAGCGCGGATTGGAACCAAGGGGCGGGCTTGATGGCGGTGGCCGTCCGGTCGAACCAGTGGCCATTAATGCTCAGCGTCAGCCACTTGCCTATCTCCGGCCATGTACGCGAGCGAAGCTGCTGCTCAGTGTTGGCGGTGACAATAGTGGTGCCACCGAGGCGGGTGGATAGCATCCAATGCACTAACCACGCCACCAAAGCAGACTTGCCGATGCCGCGCCCGGATGCGACAGCCTGCCGGAACATCTCAGGCATGTCTAAGCGCTCATTCCGAGCGATATGCGTGCCGATGCTCTCTAAAATTTCAGCCTGCCACTTGCGGGGGCCCTTTTGACCCTCTAGCGGCGTGCCCTCTTGGTTCCAAGGATAGGCGAAGCGCACGAAGGCGAGGGGGTTATTGGCAATGGCCGGCGACCAGACCTCGGTCATAAGCTCTTGCTCTTGCTGGGGGGAGTACTTCACGAAAACCTCACAAAAAATTTTCCCTATAGTCACGCACACGCACCCCCCGGTAGGGGGCGGGGCCGGGGGGGGTCGCGCAGGAGGGGTCGCTGACCATACCCAGCCCCGCCGACCGGCGCTCTACCGCACTAGGGGAGAAAGCGGGAGTGCCGGCCAGCATCTGTTATGCAATCAGTTGCTATGCATCATCATCCTCGTCAGTTTTGCTAGCGTTTCTGCCAGTCTCGACCGGCTCATGCTCAATGGTCTTGGCCGCTGGGTAAGCCTGGGGTAAAGCCCGGCCGCGCGCAGCGGTTAATGCGTCGCTGATTGATACGGTGCCGCCGACCTGCACGTCGTGCCGGTCTTTCCAATTGTCGGTGTCGCGGTTCTTTAAATAGAAAATCTGGGCTGTGACGTTGCCGGACGTGGCGCTCTCCATCAGCGCGTCGGTGACCATTTGCACGCCGCGAGCCTGTCCCTTTTTTATGATGTCATCTAGTTCCGCTCTTTTCTTGCGGTTTCGGTCAAGCGTAGACCAAGAAATGCCCAGAGAACGGGCGATTTGCGTCGGGCCAAGGCCTCGCGAGGCCAGCCGCTCGACCTGCTCTAAATCAATCTTAATTGGCTTCGGCCCCCGCTTTTTGGGTGCGGGTTTCCCTCCTGTTTTATCACTCATTTAGCCTAAAAGCCTCTTCACCAGATTGCGTAGCCACTCCCAACGGCGCTGGGCGCGAAAGTGTTTGTCCCAGCCGTTTGTCGCTGCGTCGCAAGGCTCGACCGGCTGAAATCCCCGACCATCGCCCTCGTTCTGGTGTGACAAGTCTATTAACATTTGTCTCATCCCAGCAGCCCAGCGGCTCATGACTGTCTGGCAACGCCCGCCGAGCAAGGTAGCAATCCCCTCGGCTTTTATACGGCCCGTCATATCGTATTAAATCCGAGCCGTTAGCCGAGTACATCAGCCACCACGTTACCAGCACGGCACTCATAAAAAACGCCGTGCATTGAGAATATCACAACACTGCTTGCAACTAAACACCTTTTAATACCCAATGCATCCCCACCAAAACGTGATGTCGCCGCTTTTGTCTTAGCTCCGGCTTGCTGAGATTGTTAACCATCAGCGTGTGCATCTCGCTGGGCGGTGCTGGCGGCATGCCGTCAACAAAAGACCAGATGACGTTTTTGACCAGCAAGTCATTCATGCTGCGGTTTACTGTCTGCCGGGCAAGCCCCATCATGTCCGCTATGCCGGCCTGAGTTACAAAGCTGGCGCCGCTCTTACTATTCAGCGTGTCGACCAGCGCCCACAGCACCAGCTTGTCGGCGGCATTTAAATCCTGCCTTCTGATTTGCAGCTTATACCAGCGCCACGCGGCGGCCTTTACCTCACGCGGGTCTGATTTTGCCCACGTCTCGCGGTCGATGAGCCCGTGCCCCTCATCCGGCACGCCGTCCACAAACCACGGGTCGCTGCGGTGTCTGTGCGTCTTCTGTGACGCCTGCCTAATGGAATAAGTCATCGTCCACAATCTCCATCTCTATCGGTTTCTCCACCCGGTCACAGCCCGGACACTGCACCTGCAATTCCTTTTGTTGAGATGACATCAACATCCAAGACATGCCGCAAGCACTGCAATAGAGTTCAGACAACTCCAATGTGTAATACATCGTCAGCGGCGTGCCGTCGGTCTTAAATATCTTCCTGCTCATCCGCCATTCCTCACTGTGCTAGCGCGCTGCGCGCGCAAGCGCAGCCTCCGGTTTTATGGCCGGAGCTGCATCAGCGGCGACGGCCTTAGTAGGATATAGTACATAGTACTATATCTATTATGATTGTGTCACATCCGTTGACATGTCATGTCACATCTATGGACATGATATGTCTGTAGATGTGACAGGTTATGTCACATCCCTTGACATGACATGTCACATCCCTTGACAGGTATATGTCAAAGGATGTGACAGGTTATCTCGTCCAAGTGCCGTCATCTGCCGGCTCGCTTGGCTCAATCGTATTGTCGACCACCACCTCAAACACGGCGTCTCGGCGAAACACGGTCTTAACCGTGCGGTCAACTTCGCCGCTATTACTTTTCACCATAGCAACATGTGCCACCCGGTTAGGGTCTGGCGGAAATAATCCATACTGCGTGCAGCAGTCTGCCACCTTAGCCGTGGAGGCGTTCCAGAGGGCTATAGCGAAGCGGTGGCCGTCTACTATACTAGTAGCGCCGCGAATGGCTGCACGCGCCTCTGTGGCGCTCTCAACGCCCGTCAAGGCGACCTTGGACATGTGATGCACACTCATGACGACACAACCCAGCCGGCTGGCAATGCCGCTGGCCCACGTCGCATAGATTTGCGCGGCCTCATTGTCACTGGATATGGGCGCATTAACAAAAGCCTGGACGGGGTCGATTATAACCATCTCCAAGTCTTCAACTGTCGCCAGCTCGTCTTCCAAGTCTTGCGCGGCGCTGGTTAATGCATAACCGGCCTTGTCGCCCTCTAGGAAGCTTATCGGCCTCCCCAGCTCCGGCACGGTGACAAAATACACGTCGTGCAAGAAATCTGCGCGCTTATTGGTCGGGTCAATAGCATGCACGCGGCGGTGCATTTCCTGCTCATCATCCTCAGCGCTGATATAGACCACATTGCCGGAGCGCGCGATTGAGTGCCCCAGCCATTCGCCCTCGCCCTCAGCTATCATCAGCGACAGGCGTAGCGCCTCCATCGACTTACCGATACCGCCAACGCCAGCCATGATGCCAGCCTTGCCAGTCTCAACAAAGTTTTCAATTGCCCAGTCGCGCGGCTTGGGCTGCTCTTGGAACATACGCACCGACCGGCCACGCAAGCCGAATGTCTCTTTTAATACCTCGCGGCGTATGACTTGCGGGCCGTGCTCTCGCTCGACGTCGTTATAGTCAAGCCCAGCAAAGCTCGGCACGCGGTTTTTGCAATTGGGTATCTCCTCGACAATCTTTTGCGCCGCCGTCTGGCCGACACTGTTTTCGTCATTATCCAAACACACCAAAAACTGCGCGTCGGTTACCTCGCGCAGCGCCTGACAGCTTTTCAGTGCAAAGTTAGCCGACCAGATAACCGCAACCGGCACGCCAGTCGCCTTATATAAGCTAGCGCCAGTGGCGACGCCCTCAGCAATAATCAGGCGCCGCTCACCCTTAATTGCCTCATGGTTTGTGCCAAAAAAGTAAAAGCCTGACGCCGGCTTGGATTTAAAAGAAAACTTTTTGCCGCCATCTTCGCTAATAAATTGGATGCCGACAAAATTATTCATTAAGTCATGCAGCGGCACAAGTAGGTGGCCGTTGTCGAGACGCATACCTGGCGAGCTGTCTATGCCCTTCTTAACTAAATATGGATGGACAATTACGTTGTCTGTCGCCTTGTCGTAGCTTGCGGCAGCCTTGACGTGCGCTTCGCGTGTCAAGCGGCGCTCCTCAGTCTTTAGCTGCTCCCAAGCCGACTTCATTTCAACTTGATATTTTTTTGCCTCAGTCTCATCAGCAAATGTTGACCAATTGAAAGTGTGGTTTGTTGGGTCAGCCCAATTGCCAAAGCTGCACACGATATGGTTGTCGGTAATCTCGCGTGCAATATACCAGCCATTGGTTTTGTTTGGCCGGTCTTTAGTCGGCACCCGTTTTATAGAACTATCGGCTACAACGGTTGTGATAATGAGGCCGGCGTCAGCCATCTCCGCATATAGTTCGCGCATCGTCTTGCGCTTTTGTTTTGGTCTGGCGCGCATCCCCTCGACGCCAATAATGTTAGTTAAATCCACCACAGGATTTCCCCTCTAACTTGATATTCTGTTGAAAAACCTCAAAAAGGTAGTTCGTCACTAAACGGCATGTCAATCTCATTATTGAGGTAACCGCAAATTATGTGCCGGACAAAGCCAAGTTGTTGCGTTTTTGACCACTCCACTAAGTTGCTAGTGTGCTGCGTCTTGATGTATTCGCCAGCGCGCTTGTGCGCAAACTCAACGCTATCATCATTGACCACCGCCACCCGCGTCGGCGTTCCCCGTGCGCCGTTTTTAATTTCTGCCAAGTGCTCCATTGAACATGCCCCTATATATTTTGGATTGCCTTTCGTTGACCGCTCCCGGTCGTGAAAGGCTAGGCCCTGTGTGGGTTTTCCACACAGGGCACATATGCTTGGCC